AGAGAGGATTACACCCAACCCAAAAGCCAGTAGCTTTACTTGAATATCTAATAAAAACCTATACTAATGAAAATGATACTGTATTAGATTTTACAATGGGTTCAGGCTCAACTGGAGTTGCTTGTAAAAACCTTAATAGAAACTTCATAGGTATTGAAAAAGATGAAAATTACTACAATATTGCTAAGCAAAGAATTGAGGGGGGTTTTGTTTTAAAATGAAACAAATTGTAATTCCTTATTCGCCAAGAGAAATCCAAAATTTTTTGCACAAAAAATGCGATACGAACCGTTTTAACGTAGTGATAGTCCACCGTAGAGGGGGTAAGACCGTATTTGCTATCAACCACCTAATTAGAGCGGCTCTAATGTCCACTAAACCCTATCCTAGATTTGCTTTCATCTCTCCATATCGTCTGCAAGGAAAAAGCACAGCTTGGGATTATATGAAACAATTCTCTGCTGCCATACCAGGAGTAAAATTCAATGAGTCTGAACTAAGGGTAGATTTTGGAATAAACAACTCCAGAATACAAATTTTAGGAGGAGAAAATAGTGCTGCAATAAGAGGTCAATACTTTGATGGTATAGTTTGTGATGAAACACAGAATCTTTCGCCAGACCTTTTTGATACTATTTTAAGACCTTGCCTATCGGATAGAAAAGGCTTTGCAATATTTATCGGTACGCCAATGGGAAGAAATTGGTTTTTTGATTTACATGAAAAAGCTAAATCTAATAAAGATTGGTTTACAGCAGTATTCAAAGCTAGTGAAACAAAGATTATAGCTCAAGAAGAATTAGATGCCGCAAAACAAACCATGTCGCCAGAAAGTTATGCTCAAGAATTTGAATGCTCATTTCAAGCTGGAATAAGTGGATCTTATTTTGGCAAGGTGATTGAAGAAATGGAAGCGAATAAAAAAGTAATTAATTTTGAAATAGACGAAAATTTAGAAGTGGAAACCTGGTGGGATTTAGGAATGAATGATAGTACCGTTATTACCTTTGCTCAACGTCATGGAGATGAAATTAGAATTATTGATTGCTATGAGAACTCAGGTGAAGGATTAGAGCATTATCTAAATGTTATAGATAACAAGCCTTATACCTATTCTAAACATATAGCACCCCATGATATTAGGGTTAGAGAGATTGGAACGAATAAATCAAGATGGGAAACAGCAAAAGAATTAGGCTTAGAATTTGACATTGCACCCAAACTTGGTGTAGAAGACGGTATTGAGCAAGTTAGAAGAATGTTGCCGAAATGTTATTTTCATAAAAACAATTGCAAAAAGTTGGTTGAAGCGTTAAAATCATATTGCAAACGTTGGGATGAAAAAAATAATTGTTTTAGAAATAAACCTCTACACAATTGGGCATCACACTTTGCTGACTCAATACGATACGGTGCGGTTACAGAGCCGATACAAAGATCAGATTGGTCAAAGCCAATAAGAGTAAATACGAATTATATAGTTTAATATGGCAAAAAAAAAAATAACCGAATTATCAGATTTCAAATTACAGAGTTTATTATCAAATCAAATTGAAAATGCTTTAGGCTTTTTAGGTGGACAGCTTTCAGAGTCCAGAAGAAAATCTTTAGAATATTATTTAGGTGAAAAACTTGGAACAGAAATAGATGGTAGATCACAAGTCGTTAGTACAGATGTATCAGATACAATCGAAAGTTTATTGCCAAGCCTTCTAAGAGTTTTTACAGCAAGTGATAAAGTAGTTCATTGTGAACCCATGACCGCAGAAGATGTGCCAATGGCAGAACAAGCGACAGCTTATTTAAATCATGTTTTCTACAAAGAGAATAATGGTTTCCAATTATTATATAATTTTTTCAAAGATGCTCTAATTGAAAAAAATGGTTTCTTAAAAATTTATTGGGATGACTCTGAAAAAGTAGATTACGAAACTTACGAAAATTTATCAGCAGTTGAAAAAGAAGATTTAGAAAATACTAAAGATGAAATTGAAATTGTTGAAGAAGAACAATTTGAAGATGAGTCTGCCAAAGAAGAATTTGAAAAAACTTTAGCACAATACGAAGCTCAAGGAATGGATGTATCTCAAGTTCAAGTTCCTAACTTTGCTTTATACAATTGCAAAATTAAACGAACTAAAAAAACAGGTAAAGTAAAAATAGATAGTATTCCACCTGAAGAATTTTTAATTGATAGAAATGCAAAGACAATCGAAGAAGCAGACTTTGTTGCACACAAAGTTTTAATGACAAGATCAGATTTAATTTCTATGGGTTATCCAGAAGATGAAGTTAAAGATTTACCTAAATCAGAATTAGATATTTACAACAACGAAGAAATTACAAGACAAAGAGATATAGATGAATATCCAGTTGATAATGCAACAGATGAATCTACAGAAAAAGTTTTAATCTATGAGTCATATGTAAAATATGATTATGATGGAGATGGTATTGCAGAGCTTAGAAAAATTATTTCTGCTGGAGATGACGGTTCTACAATTTTAGAAAATATGCCTTGCGATAACGCACCGTTTGTAACAGTTACTCCTATTCCAATGCCACACAGATTTTATGGAAGAAGTATTTCAGAATTAGTTGAAGATGTTCAATTAACTAAATCAACTGTGATGCGTCAGTTATTAGATAATATGTATTTAACAAATAATAACAGAGTTGCGATCATGGATGGAATGGTGAACATGGATGATCTACTAACGACTAGACCAGGTGGTGTAGTTAGAACTAAGCAACCACCAAATCAAGTTATGCAACCTTTACAAGCTCAACCAATTTCACAACAAGCTTTTCCTTTATTAAGTTACCTAGATTCAGTTAGAGAAGTTAGAACTGGTATCTCAAAAGAAGTTCAAGGATTAAGTCCAGATACTTTAAATGCTAAAACTGCAACTGGTGTAAATGCGTTGATGACGCAAACACAAATGAGATCAGAATTGATAGCAAGAGTCTTTGCAGAAACTGGAGTTAAAGATTTATTTAAAAAAATATTTGAGCTAATGGTTAAATACCAAGACAAAGAAAAAATTGTTATGCTAAATAATAGTTATGTTCCAGTTAGACCTACAGAATGGAAAGATAGATTTAATATTTCAATCGTTGTAGGATTAGGTACTGGTTCTAAAGAGCAACAAATAATGTTATTAAATAATATTCTTGAAAGACAACTACAAGCATTCCAATTACAAGGCGGAAAAGAAATGCCAATGGTAACATTAAAGAATATGTATAACACTTTAACTAAAATTATTGAGAACGCTGGACTAAAAAATATCCAAACTTACTTTGTAGATCCAGATGTAGGCAAACAAATGATGCCACCACCTCAACCCCCTGCTCCAACTCCTATTGAGAAAATAGAATTTACTAGAATTGATGCTGAGAATAAGAGAAAAATTGCTGATATTGAATTACAGTACAAAGAATTACAGCAAAAAACTCAAGCAATGACTTTAGATTTTGAAGCGAAGATAAAAGAAATGGGTTTAAAGTACAATACACAGCTTGATACAGCAAAAATTAAAGCAGATGCAGAATTAGATAAGATGATGATTGCTGAAGAAGGTAAAATTCTTGACCAAGCAACAAAATCGGCTAATATGTTTCAAAAACAAGTACAAGGATTAAATGGAAATCAAAGACCAGGCGGACAGAGCGGTGGAAGTGAGCCGATCCAACGAAGCCAAACAGATATTGGAGAGTAAACTTTTTCAAGAGAGTATAGAAGCTCTTAAAAAAATTTATTCTGAAGCACTATTAGATAAAACAGGTGCTAAAGAAGGTGATACCAGAGAAAAACTTTGGATTGCTTACAATGTTGTAGGAAAAGTTGAACAACACCTACATACAATTGTTGAAACTGGAAAACTTGCATCTAGACAGTTGGAAGATTTCAGAAAACAACAGAATAATACAAAATTTTAACCACAAAGGTTAGAATAAGCCAAGTCGAAGGACAGCTTAACAATAAGGAGGACTTAAATGTCTGACGGAAACCCATTACTGAACAATGTGTCAGTACAAGGTGCTGCTAAATCTATTGAAAGTTTAATGGACTCTAATGGAGTTATCACTAAACCTCAACCAGAAGCAACACCAGTTGAAAAAGAAGAAACTGTAAAAGCAGAATCTGAAGTTCAACAACAACCTGAAACTCAACCAGAAGAAATTTTGGAAGTTGCAGATGAAGAACAAGCATCAGAAGATGAAAATGCAATTGAAGAACAAGAAACCGATCTACACCAAGTTATTGTTAATGGTGAAAGGATTGATGTTGACCTTGAAGAATTAAAAGCAGGTTATCAAAAAGATGCCGACTACAGACGAAAAACTGAGGAGATAGCAATCGAAAAAAGAGAGCTTAAATCCGAAGAAGATCGTTTGAAAAATCAGTATTCGACCAAGATGGAAGACTTAAATTCCTTAGTGGCGACTTTAAATGCTGAGATTAACAATGATGTGAATTCCCAAGAGCTAGATAGGCTTTGGGATGAAGATCCTACTGAAGCTGCAAGAGTTGATCGTAAAATTAATAAACGAAAACAATCAATTCAACAAGCACAGCAAAAACTGAGAGAGCATCAGCAAACTCAGTTCCAGGAAATATTAAAAGAAGAACAAAAAAAACTTCATTTAAAACATCCTGAAATTGCTGATCCTATTAAGGGTACTACAGTTAAGTCGAACATTATGAATTACTTAAGTTCTAAAGGCTTCACAAATGAAGATGTCGCTAGAATTTATGATTCAAGAATGTTTGATGTGATTATGGATGGTATGAAAGCTAAAGCGACTAAACCCAATTTAGTAAGTAAAAAAGTTAAACCATCTAAGTTTGTTAAGTCTGGCGTTAAAAGCACTAAAGAGGATATGGATAGTCAATCTAGGTTGAATAAGATTAAGACGTTGAAGAAATCTGGAAGCACAAAAGATGCAACCGAATTACTGATGCGTTATCTATAAACAATAACCTAACGGAGAAAAACAATGGCTACATATCAAACGTACCAAACAGTCGGAATAAGAGAAGATCTAGCGGACATTATTTACAATATCAGTCCAACAGAAACTCCTTTTATGTCTGGCGTTGCAAAAAACAAAGCAACAAACACTACACACCAATGGCAAACAGACGCATTAGCTGACGTTGCTGCTAACGCTGCGGTTGAAGGAGATGACATTTCTTATGCAACTCTTGCTGCAACAGCGAAAGAAACTAACTACACTCAAATTTCTACTAAAGGAATTCAAGTATCAGGAACTAATGATGCTGTAACTTCTGCTGGAAGAAACAATGAGTTAGCTTACCAAGTAGCTAAAGCTGCGAAAGAATTAAAAAGAGATATGGAAACTGCTCTTTTATCTAACGTTGCAAAAGCAGCTGGTAACGCTTCAACTGCAAGAACTTTAGGTGGATGCCAAACTTGGATTGAAACTAACGTTGACGCAGGTGCTGGTGGATCTGGTGCTGGTAACGGTGCTGCTAGAG